ACGTGCCCCGCGCGATCAGGTCTGTGAGGATACTGCACGGTATTGCCTGCCGGAGCAGAGCAGCGTGGCCGCCACTACGCCCTCGACCGATTCAGTGGAGGGGGAGGTGGACCGCCCGCTGGACGCGATCGGGACGATCTGTGCGCAGAAGCTCGCCAGCGGGCTGTTCAGCAATTCGATCAGTCTGGAGCGTGAGTGGTTCGCGTATTCGACCGTGGACGAGAAACTTGGCCGGCAGCGGTCGGTTGCCGAATGGCTGCACGAGGCGAGTCGGATTGCCTGGCAAGCCTTGCGGGCCGGAAATTTTCAGAGCGTCATTCAGGAAGCGTTGATTGCCTATCCGGTGTTTGGGCGGGCGGTGGTGTTCGAGCGGTTCGACGACGAGGCCCGGCGGATTGTCTTTCAGCAGTTTGCCCCTGCCGATGTGTGGTTTTCGGAGACGAGCGAGCAGGAGATAGACCGGGTGTATCGGCGCTTTTTCCTGACCTCCGAAGCCGCGTATGCGCGCTATGGCACGGCTGCCAGCGAAACGATTCGGCGAGAAGCGGACGGGGAGCAAGCACTGACCAGGCACGAGTTCGTGCACGTGGTCGAGCCCCGCGAGGTGCGTGACCGGAACCGGCAGGACAACTTGAATATGAAGCTGGCGGGGTACGAGGTCGACGTGGAGGCCCGCCAAGTGTGTCTCGAGGACGGGTACGAGGTGATGCCCTACCAGATTCCACGGTTCTGGCGCTGGCACGATCGGTACGGCACGGGACCGGCCGAGGCCGCGTTGCCTGATCTGCGGGAGATTCAGACCGCGTGTTTCGACCTCTCCCACGCGGTCGAAATGACGACGCTGCCGCCGCTCTTTGTTCCGGACAGCGAGAGCAGCCGCAATATCGATCTGCGGCCAGGGGCGGTCAACTACTACGATCCCGCGGGCGGAGCCCCGAGCGAATACAAATCCGGGGCGGACGTGCGCCAGACGGTGGGCTACATCGAAGCCAAAAAGGCCCAGGTTCGCGAGCAATTTCTCGTGGATCTGTTCGCGATCCTGGAGGACCGGGCCGGCAATATGACTGCCACGGAGGTTGTGGAGCGGGTTCGGAACCGGATCCAGTCGATCACGCCGGTGGTCTCGCGGCTGAAAACGGAGCTGTTCGAGCCGGCGTTGTTGCGGGTGCTGCACCTGCTGCGGCGTGCCGGGGCGTTCCCGGAACTGCCGGCCGAATTGGCCGGGCAGGCGGTCGAGGTGGCGTATTCGAGCCCCATGGAGGGGCGGCTGCGGCAACTGGTGATCGCCGCACAGATGGAGGGCCTGCAACAGGCTGCCAACGTGCTGGCCTTGGAGCAGTTGAGCCCGAGCGTGGGGGCGTATTTCGACCTCGGCAAGGTGGTGCGAGCCATCGCGCACGCGCACAATGTGCCGCCCGACGTGATACGGGGGGAGCGCGAGGCGGCCAAGCTGCTGGCCGAGGCCGGAGCGAGGGCGCAGGAGCAGGCCGCCGCCGAGCGGGCGGGCAAAGCAGTGAAGCCCCTGGACCTGAATGCACCGGTGTCCCCGGATAGTCCGCTCGGAATGCTCGGGCGGAATCCCCAGGCCTTGCAGGCTGCCTTGCAGAACGGGGGGCCGTTCCATGGCTGACAGGCTGGGAAAGGTGTTTGGTGCGGTCTTCGGCAGTGAGCTGGGCAAGACAGCGCTCGCCGCGATACTGGAGCACTGCCGGGACGGTCGCAGGGTGTACACCCTCGGGGCCGATCCGACCGATACGGCGTATTTGCTCGGGCGTCAAGAGGTGGGGATCTGGCTGCGTGAGACGATGGCCCGGGCCGAGCAGGCGACAGAAAAGGATGAGGCGGATGGCGGATAAGTTACAAGGGACGGCGGGCGACGGTGGCGGTGACGCGGCGGGCGGTGGCCCGGCTGGCGGTTCGTTGTTGGGTGCGGCGGCGGGTGGCGGCGGGCAAGCTGCTGGTGCGGGAGCCGGTGACGCCGGGCAAGGTGGCGGTGCCGCCGGAGCCGAGCCGTGGTACAGCGGGTTGCCGGGGGATCTGGTGACCGACAAGCTGAGGCGGTACGGGAGCCTCGAAGAGGCGGTACGCGGGTTTCAGCATGCGCAGAAGAAAATCGGCCAAAAGGGTCTGGAAGCGCCGGACGCGAATGCACCAGCCGAAGAGTGGGCAGAGTATTACGCTGCCCTGGGCCGGCCGGAGAGCCCGGACCAGTACGAGTTTCAGGCCCCCGAGGGGCTGACGCTGGACGAAACCCGTCTGAAGGCTGCACGCGAACGGCTGCACGTGGCGGGGCTGAGGCCGGAACAGTTCGGGGCGGTGATGAATCTGTACGCAGAAGAGGTCGCTGCGCAGGCACAGGCGGCCGCGGAACAGGCTACCCAAGAGCGGACCAGTTCGTATGAAGCGCTCAAACAGCAGTGGGGCGACAAGACCGAAGAACGGCTCCAACTGCTGACCACGTTTGCCATGGAGCGGGGACTGTTGGACAGTTTCAATGCCAGCGGGTTGGGGCGCAATGCGCAGGCTCTGCTCCTGCTCGATGAAATGCGCCGAAGCGTGCGCGAGGGCCAGGCCGTCGGGGGCGGTGGTCCGGAGCAGCCCGGAGCGCAGATTGACCGGCTGAAGGCACATCCGGCCTACCTGGACCGGAGGCATCCCGAGCATCACAAGGTTATGGAGGCTTTGGAGAAAGCGTATCGGCGCCGATAGAGCGCCACAATCACGGGATACCCCGCCTAGCGCGCTGTGCGGCCAGGCGGCCCCCGGACGGTCCCCGATGCGGGGATTATCCGGCGTCCCTCGCCTGAAGCGAGACACCACGCCGACACGAGTCGAGTGCAAGTGAATCGCGAACAGGAGAGAGAGACAATGCCGGATACACATTACAAGCAGATGTTCAAGGATGCGGTCCTGCAACTGGCCGGGAGCCAAAGCCGCAGCCTGCTGAAGGAGCTGGTCGGTTTCGAGCAGTGCAAGGGGGAAGTGGCGTACCTGGACGCCATCGAGCCTGACGACGAGGCCGACGTGATGGCGCTCACCGATAAGCCGACCCGGTCCGCCTACGAGCGGGAGGTCGCGCCGGACTACGAGGATTGGTACGCGCTGCAAACCCCCCACATGGACGTGACCAAGGCTCGGACCCTGATTACCCCGCTGCTGATCGAGTGGGGCCACCACTTCGACGAGGACGAAGACATCCTCGAAATCACCGATCCGACGAGCCGCGTCCTGCGGCAGGGCTTCCGGCGCATCTGGCGTCGGCAGGATCAGATTGTGCTGGCTGCGCTCGGGGCCGCCACGGTGCTGCGCGGCAAGACCAACTGCGACGGCGACGTGGAGGCGGTGGCATTCCCGGACGGCCAGCGGATCACCGTCGCCGACGGGGTTCTCGACAAGGACGTGTGCTCGGAAGTGAAGTCGAAATTCGAGGATCAGTACGTGGATGACGAACAGATCTTCGGGGTGATTTCGCCGACCACCAAGCACCGGTTGATCGTCGCCAGCGGGGGCACGTTGCACTCCAGCGACTTTGTGACCAAGGCCGGCTACTTCGAGCAGGGGCTGTTGCCGGACGTGTACGGGGTGCACCTGATCGTGCATCCCTTGATGCCGGATACGGCCGCGGGGTTCTGGACGCGCGACGGTCTGACCTGGGGCCAATTCAAGCCGCTCAAGGACGACATGGCGACCAGCCCCGAGCAACGGTTCCACGGCGTGGCCTATGTCAGAGAAAAGGCCAATGCGGTGCGAGTGGACGACCACCGCGTGGTGCTGGTGGAACTGTGCGACACTGGCAGTGCGTCGCCGAGCAAGTCGGCCAGCAAGTCGGCCAGTGCTTCGGCTAGCAAGTCGGCCAGTGCTTCGGCCAGCGGAGAGGCCGCATAAGGTATTCATCCGCCAGGGGGAGGGGGGAGCCGCGTCACGGCGAGGCTTCCTTCTCCCCTACTTTCGGAGAGGTGAGTGACCATGGCCACGGCCACCGACATCGCGAACTTGGCGCTGGATTTGCTCGGCGAAGCCCCGATCGCGGATCTGGACGGCACGGGCAGCGTGCCGGGGGTGCTGGAGCGCAACCGGGAGTCGGTGTGGCGCGAGGCACAGGCGAGCTTTCCGTGGCCGGCGCTGCTTCGGCAGGACGAGGTGGAGGCCGAAGACAGTCTCGACGGGTATTCGCGGTACGCGGTGCCTGACGATTGTCTCCGGGTGTTGGGCGTCGAAGGCCCGTACGGTCCCCTGGAGTACCGTCTGGAAAATGGCTTCATCCTGTGCCCGGCAGCGCAGGGGGTGCGGGTGCATTACCTGGCCTATTGCGAGGATCCTGACGCGTGGGGGGTGCAGTTGACCCGAGCGATTGTGATTCAGTGGGCCATCCGGGTGTGCTTCGCTTTGACGCAGAATCCGAACATCAAGCAGGCACTACTCCAAGAGTACCAGGCGATCGTCCGGCCTGAGACGCGGCGGCTCGCCTCCTACGGCGGGCAAAGTGTCGGGCAGCGCAAACAGCAGGGGCGTTGGTACCGGGCGAGGTTCAGATGACGCAACACCGCTACAGCTTCAACGCGGGCGAGATCGCGCCCGAACTGGCCTGGCGCAGCGATCTGGCCAAGTACCCGAATGCGTGTGTGACGCTGGAGAACTTTCTGGTTGCGCCATACGGGGGGGTGGAGCGACGTCCGCCGTGGGAGGTGAGGTGGCAGCATGTGCTGGGGCCTTCCTATGCTGCGCTGGGGAACCGGACGAGAATGTTCCCGTTCCTGGGCGCTGGCGAATCCAGGTATGTGGTGATCCTCACGCTGCAATCCACTGCGACGGTGGTGCGAGAGCTGCGAATCTACGATGCCACTGCGAGTGGGGACGCGGACGCTTTGGCCGACCTGTCCATGACGTCCGAACTGGGGTGGTTTTATGGCATCGACGAAATACCGGAAATTCAATTCATCCAGAGCTACGATGTCTTATTCCTCGCACATCCAAAGCATCCGGTCGTGCGGCTCGAACGGCATGCGCATGACGACTGGCGGGTGCGCGAACACGAGTTCGCGGGCGGGCCTTTTCTGCCGGCGAATACCGACCCGTCCTCGATCCTCAGCCCGGTGGTGCCGGAGTGGGACGCGGCGACCGAATACGAGCCCGGCCAGGTCGTAGTGCTGGGCGACGAGGAGGTGGGTCTGGAGGGCGCGGTGACGTGGGTGTTCTGGTACTACGTGTATGCCACGTGGAACGATTCGACGGGCTTTACGCCGGATCGAGCGTACTACCGGGCCGTGTTGCCGACGACCTCGCCGCATTCCTTCGAGGTGGGCGATTTGGTGACGATCTCGGGGACCACCTATTACGACGGGCAGTGGGAGGTGTTGGCAACATCGGCCAGCACGATCACGATTAACGTGGGCACGTACTACAGCAATGCCTTGGGCGGCTGGGCGAATCACTGGGCCGAGACCTTTGCCGCTCCTGACAGCGTACGGCGAGCGGGTGCTGCCGGATTTTACGAGTCGATCGCGAGCTCGACAAACAAGGAGCCGGACGCGGAGCCCACGTACTGGCGTAGCACGCCGGTGTATCGGGGTTCAGTGACGATCGAGGCGACCGAGGCAGTATTCAGCGCCAGCATGGTGGGCGGGAAACTCCGTCTCAATCATCCGCGCAAAACGCACTTCTACCAGGCGAACGCGAATGCTCCCAGCCCTGCCACGGACGAGCACATGGACACGTTCGATACCACAGGCCAGGCCAGCGTGGCCATCCCCGTGTACGGCAGTGTCACCCTGACCACGGCCGAAGGACGTTGGGGCGGGACGTTGGAATTGCAGAAGAGCCTGAATGCCGGGGCAACGTGGGAGACCATCGGGGCCATTAACAGTGGCAACGCCGATTACAACGGCACGATCTCGCGGGACATCGAGGAAATGGGGGCGGTCGTTCGCGTGCACATGAAACTGTATAAGGCCCCGTCCTCAACCCCGACCGGCTGCATGTGGCGGCTGGAAATTACGACGTACTCGGACGCCGCGATCGTGACGATCACTGGCTACACCGACACGCGCCACGTGACGGCGAGTACGGACAACTATCTGTACAGTCGCGAGGGCACGAGCGATTGGGAGGAGGGGACCTTCAGCCCGAAAAACGGGTACCCGGCGGCCATTTGCTTCCACGAAGAGCGGCTGGTGGTAGCCGGGGTGGCAGTCAGTCCGTACACGGTCTACGGATCGGCGGTGAACGACTGGCACCGATTCATGCGGGGGACGCTGGAGACCAGTCCGATCGTATTCAGCTTGGCTGCGTCGAGCGTCGAACGAATACGGTGGCTTTCATCCAAGCAACACCTGCACATTGGCACGGACCTGGCCGAGTGGACGATGGGCAGCCGGGATTCTGAGCGGATTCTGAGCGGCGAAACAATCGCGGTGGAGCGTCACACGGAGTACGGGTCGGCGGCGGTGCAGGCGTTGAGCGTCGGCGACACCATCGTGTTCGTGCAGCGGAATCACAGCGCGATTCGAGCCATAAAATACAACTACGAAATGGACGGGTTCACCGCTCCCAACCTGACAGTTTTGGCCCCTCAGGTGTTGGAGAACGGGGTCCTGCAAATGGTGTACCAGCGGGCGCCAACCACCAGAATCTGGGTTCTGTCCCGCAGCCATGAGGTTTCCTGTCTGACCTACGAAGATCAGGAGAATGTGCGGGGGTGGTCTCGGCATCCGGTCAATGCGGGGGCTGTGCCGGCGGCGTTGTGTTGTGTACCTGACGATACACCGCTGATAGGCGACACGATATGGGCCGTGATCGGGGATCCAGAGTACAAGGTCGGCCATTTGTGTCGTCTGCGGCCGACTGCCACCGACAGGGTTGACCTGGACCTCTGCATACGGCAGCAGTTCACGGTGTCGTCCCCGCCTTCGGGTCCTCCGCGGACCGGTTGGTTGTTTTACCAGGGACCCAGAACAGGAGAACCGGACGCTGACGATCTAATCGTCATCGACACGGAAGGGAACATTCGGCGTTTTGAAGATGATTACACGCTCGGCGTGTTCACGTGGGTGACGCCATATCCTGCCACCCTCGTCGAGGTGCTGCCCAATCCTGGCAGTACCTATACGATCGGCTGCGTGGGGCGCTTTCGCTATGAAAGCGTGCTGGAGCCGACAGCGTTCATGGTGCCCAGCGATCAGGGTCGCGGGACGGGCGCGACCACTCGGATCGACGAGGCGGATTTGTATCTGGTGGACAGTCGAGGCGGGGAGGTCTCGTTGGATGGCGGGGAGAATTGGGAACCGTTGGCGGGGCTGACTGCCGATGTGTCCGGGGAGGTCACGGTGCGCCAAAACAGCGGGTACAAGCGAGAGGCGCGGCTGATCGTGCGCACCAGCGATCTGTGCCCCGTGCATGTCGCGGCGTTGGGCGTGCGTGTGAGGAGGTACGATTGATGCACACACTGGATCTGCGCCGATATCAACTGGCCGCGCTGCTGTGGTGGGTGCTGGGGTGGGTGGCCGCTGGGCCGCAATGCTGCGCGCCGTCCGCTATGGCGTTCCTCAATCCGGGGCTGCTCCTATTCGGCATCATCGGCTCGCTGGCCTCGACGGTGTACGCAATGTACAGCTCGCGCCAGCAGGGAAAAGCGCAGGCAAAGGCAGCGAAGGACGAGGCGCGGTATCGAGCCAAGCAGGCGGAGAATGCCGCGGAGCAGGAGCGGCTGAATCGGATCGCCAGCGAGACCGACGAACGGCGGGCAGTGCAGCGGCGCCGGGCCCGGATCGAGGGCGCGTACGCAAAGGCCGGGGTGCTGCTGTCCGGTACGCCCAGCGACTATCTGGCCGAGCAGGCGGCCACGGACGAGCTCAATATCCAGCGGGCGCGGCAGGGTTCGGAGCTGCGGCAACAATCGCTGCTGCACCAGGGCCAGGTGGCATCGATCCAGGGGGCCACATTAGCGAGCGCGTACAAATCCGGCGCGACACAGCAAATGATCGGGCAGGGCCTTTCGGGGGCCGCGAGTCTGCTCAGTATGGGCTCGCAAGTGAGTCTGCCGAGCAGCAGGGGCGGGACCACCGCGGGCGGGGCCGGCGGCACGGCGCCGCCGGTGCCGATTGCGCAGCCCGGAGCGGTGCTTTCTTCGCCGGAATCGCCGTTCGCGAGTCTGGCCGGGCCGAGCTGGGCGTCGGGGTCGGATTACTATTTCGATATCACGACGGGGTTTTAACGCCATGGCACGAATCCCAGTAAACTTCGGGCGGGCGAATCCGGCCTTGGGAAGCAGTGCGGGATCCGCGGACAGCGGAGCCGGGGCGGCCGCACGTATCGACGGCGCGGGTCGGGCGGCAGTCGCGCAGGGTGTCGGGCAGCTCGGCGGGGCGTTGTTCGGTGCGGGTCTGACGTTGCAGCGCCAGGAGATGCAGGCCGACGAGGCGACGGCGCGGGTGCAGATGCAGGCGTTGCTGCGCGCGGCGGAGTTGCGGGCGACGGAGGTGGGGGACGCGCGCGAGCTGCGAGGGGTGTACGAGGGGGCGCTCGCCGAATGGCGCGAGTGGCTGGGGGGGGACGGACCCGAGGGTGTACCGAACGTCCGGTGGCGGGATTCGCAGCAACGGTTGGACAGCTTCACTTCGGAGATGTCGGAGCGGGCCGCCGGGGCGTACGCGTCGCACAAATTAACCCTGTCGCGGCGGTCGACCGAGGCGCGGTTGCGCGAGGCGCTGACCGAGGCGATTGCACAGGGCGATGCGCAGGGGGTGCGAGAGGTATGCGATGCGCACGCGGCTCTGGGGCTGACGCAAGAGGAAATTCGGGCGCTGAAAACGGAAAAGCTGCGTGTGCACGATCTGACGCAGGCACAGTTGGCGTTGGGCGATATCGAGCGGGCGGGCACGGAATACGAAGGGGCGTTTCTGGCTGAAAATGTCGCAAAGTTCAAGGAGCTACTGGGCAAGCAGTGGAAGCACCTGACCGACCAGGACAGACACCAGCTCGACAAGGGGGCGGATCAGGTGGCGAAGTTGGGGAAGGCCCTGGCCAGAGAACGCAAGCTGCAGGCGGAACAGGCGAGGCGAGCCGCCGAACGCCAGGCACGCGAGGGCTGGGTGGCGAGCCTGGACCCGCAGACCGGTCAGAGTACCTGGACGGTGAAAGAAATCCACGAGTCGGGCATGGCCCCGCAGGAAAAGGAGCGGGCCATCGCTCTGCAGGTGCGCTCCCGGACGGAAGCGGAAAAGGCCGCCGCGAAACAGGCCAAGACGGCGGCTAAAAGCGACGCCACGGCCAAAGCGCGCGCAGAGTGGCTGGAGCTGTCGGGGCGGCTGGCCCGCTACAATCCCACTGAGGATCCGGACGGGGTGGAACTGGCCGATCTGGCGTATCGGCTGGAGTGGGAGATCCCGGCAGGCCAGAAACCGCACCTCCGCAGTTTGCTCGCGGATCGGCTCGAAGAGCGCACGGGCGGCGCGGCAAAAGACGCGAATAAGGAGCTGGTGAAGGCGCTCCAGGGCCAGGTGGCCGAGCGAGTGGCCGATAGTAGCCGCAGGCGCTGGCGCCGGGACGTGCTGGAGGACTGGGAGCAGACCGCGCTGGTGGCCCGGATGCAGGACGCAATCCGGGAATGGGGCAAGCAGTATCCGCCGGAAAAGGTGCAGGAGCTGTACCGGGAGCTGCGCCGAGAACTGGATGGGGCCGATGCGCTGGCCGCAGCAACGCGCAAATGGCTGCGCGGGGTGGCGCCTGGCGCGGAGCCGGAGCAGTGGGCGGCTCCGGACCCGGAGGTCGAGACGGATAGGGGCGGAGCTCGCGCCCGGACCGAGGAGTTCGAGGTGCCGCAGGAGACGTTGGAGGAGGGGGTCAGGCTGTATTGGCATCCGGGCGAGAAACGCTTCATCCGCGCGCGACCGGTGCGGCAGGGAGGGCCGGAATAGTGGACGGCCCGCTAGACACGATTGCGCTGGATGGGTTGGTGGACGTGACCGACCAGCAGGGTCAGACCGTGGCATTGCCGGTGGGGGAGGTGGAGCAGACGGCGCCGGAGCACGTGAATCTGCGGGACTTGGTGGACGTGACCGACAGGCGCGGCGAGACCGTGGCATTGCCGGTGGCCCGGACGCCGAAATACGACTACGCCGCGATACGCCGTCGGTATCTGGAGGGATTCAAAGCGCGGGACCGGGTCGAGGCCGAGGCGGCCAATCGAATCTGGCTGGCGCGGTCGCTGGGACTGGATGATCCGGCCGGGATCGATCACGCGACGCTCACTCACGCTGTTTTTGGGGCGGAACTGGAGCCGGAGGCGGCTGCGGAGCGGATCGGAGGGGAATTGCAGCGGCGTTGGGAGCCGGATGCCTACGAGACATTTGTGAACCTGGCGCCAGAAGAACAGGAAAAACAGGCGCTGGCAGCGAGCAATCGGTGGGGCGCGCACCGTCCCGAGGATATGGGTGCCCTATGGTCGATGCCGGGCGGCGAAGCACCGGAGCGCGCGCGGCCGCAGACCGCGAAGATCGTGGGCGAGCACGCGGAGAAGCTGTTGGGCGAGTCGCGCAAACGCCGGATTGCGTATTGGGAGGACGAGCTGAGCCCGCGTGTGCAGTTGCTGGGCCGGGACCTGGCACGCAAGCTCACCGATGGCAATACAGCGGAGCTGGTGGCCGAATATATGCCGCGCATCGTGGCTCTGAGTCCGGAAACGCGCCTGGAACTGTACGACTACATCGGGACCTTGGCGCCGGACGTCTCCCTGCCCTGGTGGAACATCGTCCACGGGGTCGCCGGAAGGACGGGCGAGACGGTGCGCACTACGGTACAGGGGTTCTTGCGTGGCGCTCCGCTGCTGGATATCGAGGGGGTTTCGATGTTTCTGGAGGATCGGCCAAAGTGGGAGCCGACCGACGAGGAGCAGGTCGCGGCGGCGCTCGGACGGCTGAAACAGGGGCAGCGGATCGAGCAGGCCACGCTGGCGAAGTGGACACGCGAAGCGCTGGCCATGGTGCCCTATATGGGCTTGGCTGTCGGGACGTACGGGGCTAGTTCGTATTTCGAGTACGTGGGGCGGCAAAGCGAAGAATTGGTGGCCCACGGGGTGGCGCCGGAGGCAGCGTTGGTCGCGAGCGTGGTGAGCGGGATCCCCTATGCCGCCATCGAGCGAGTGCAAGGCCGGCAGTTGCTGACGACCTTCGGGGTCGGGAAGCATGCGACGCGGGCGGCGTACATGCAGAGCTGGACGGAGCAGATCTCGCACCGGTATTTGCGGTGGCTCGTCCAGGCGGGAGCCAGGCAGCAGGCTGAATCAATCGAGGAGGGACTGCAGGGGGCTGTGGAGGCGGGGACCATGGCCTTTTTCCTCGACACGTACGGGTCGGCAGAGGTGGCGCAAGCGGCGTGGGACGAATACAGGGCAGCACTGGGGCCAATGGGCGTATTGCAGGTGCTGGGGCTGGGCGGGCGCCTGGCCGGGCGGCAGGTGGCGCGCCTGGCGCCGGGCGATGTGGCGCGATTGGAGCACCGTGCCGGGCAGGTGGCGATCATCGATGACGCGCTGGCAGCGGAGAGGGGCGCCGACGCCAGTCGGGCACAGGGGCGCGCCGTGTATGCGCGGTGGAAAGAGGCAGAGGGCGCGGAGGCGCGGCGCGAGGTGTTGCGCGGGGCTGGGTATGACGCGCGCGAGGCCGCACGGATCGGGGCCATGTTCGACGAGCGGGAGTTGGGGGAACGGGCGCTGGGGCCGGTGATCTCCGAGGTGGCCGAGGCGCGGAAGCGCGAGCTAGAGCAGGAGCGTGATCGGGTGGTGGCCGATATCCTGGGGCGGAGCGCAGAAGCGGAGAGGACGGAGGACGGAGGACGGGGGACGGAAGACGGAAAACGGAAAACGGAAGAGGACCAACAGGCTCCTGGTCCGGCCTCACAGGATGACAAGCGGGATGACAAACAGGCCGCGGCGGTGTTGGAGGATCAGGCGTTGTCTGCCGGTGTGCCGATCGATCTGCCGGCCGAGGCGATCCGCGAGCAGGTGACCCGGCAGCGGCGGCAGCCCACACGCCGCCGACCAACGGAGCAACTGAACATCCTCGAACTGGCGCGCAGCGAAGTGCCCAAAGTGTATGTGACGGCCGAGGACCGGCGGGAGCCCGCGAACGCGAACGTCCACGTATCGCCGAGATTCCTGACCGCGGATCCGAGCGGGATGAGCTGGGACCAGGCCGTGCAGTACATGGCCGAGCACTATCCGGGGTTGGGGGTGGAAGCGGACACGGAGATGAGCGAGCTGTTCCGCTTGGTGTATCAGGGGCGGGCGAAAGACTTCGTCGCGCAAGAGCCGGCGGACCAACAGCCGGTGTTTGGGGCGGATGTCGAAATCGGGGACGTGATCCGGGGCGACGAGATCGTGGTGGACCGGACGGCTGACGGCGGGGTGAGGACCATTGACGGCCAGGGCCGGGTGAAATCCTATCCGGCGCAGGAAACAGTGGGCACCGTGACGGAGATGGGCCACGCCGAGAACGCGAGGACGGCCGAGGCCCGCGAGCGGGCAGGTTTGTCGCGAGAGTGGGATACTGGCGAAGAGATCGCGACGATGGAACCTGATTTTGCCGTGACGCTGGATGCGCGGCGCGGACGCCGGGCGGCACGGCAGAAGCTGGACCGGTTCGAGACTCTGGTCCGCGACTTGGGCGAGGCGGCGCCGGGGGCGTTCCCGGTGCAGTTGGTGGCAGAGAGCGAGCTGCCGGGCGAGGTGCAGGAGGCGCTGGCACGGTATCGGGAGCGGTACCCGGACGCGCGTCCTAAAGGGGTACGGACCGCAGAGGCGGTATACCTGGTGCCGGAAAATCTGGCGGGAGAAACGGAGCTGTTGGGCACGTGGCTGCACGAGCAGGTCGTCCACGTGGGGCTGCGCCAGGCGCTGGGGGACAGGCTGGACGCGGTGCTGGACGAGGTGGCGACGGTGGTGGGGCCGGAGGGGTTGCGCTCGGCGTTGCCCGAGGCGTATCACGACCAGGGCGCGCGAGTGCAGGCCGAGGAGTATTTGGCGCGCGTGGCCGAGAAGGTGCTGGACCGGGAGAGCCTGAGCGAGCCGGAGCGGACGGCGTGGCAGAGGGTGGTGGACTGGCTGCGGCGGCTGCTGGGCGAGATGCTGGGGCGGGACGAGCTGGCCGGCCGGATCGCCGAGGAGATGGATATAGGGGGAGCGCAGGCGCTGCGGCTGGCGGCGATCCTGAGAGACGGGATCCGCGGGATCCGGGACGCGGACGGGCAGGAGCAGGGGACGCTGCTGTTCGATATGGCGCAGGGCGAGTTCGGCGGGCTGCTGGATGAGGTGGCGGCCAAACGAGTCGAGCAGAGGGCCGCTGGGATCGCCGAGGCCGCGGGCGTGCCTGAATGGGTGCGGGCCACCGCGCGCAACGTCGCTGCCGATATTCAGGCGGGACGAGTGACGGATTACGCCGCGGCAATGCGACGGCTGGATCGAGCCCTGGAAGCGGCTGGCCGGCAGCAGCAGCGGATCGCACCACCGCGGGCCGATGCACAGCCGGGGCTGTTCGGGAATGAGGGGGAGGGGAGTTTGTTCAGCATGGCGGAGGGGAAGGGAGAGGGC